CAATTAAAGAAGGTCGCAGGAATCGATTTGGAGGATCAGACTAAGAATCAGCGCATGGCCCGTTTGGGTTCATTGCACGCGTTCTTACCTGATGGTACGGATAACCCGGATCAATATTCAACAATCGACTTGGCAGCTGCGTCTGATACCATCTCTGATGGTATTGTACAAAAACTGCTTCCTGCTCGCTGGTATAACCACCTCAACAGACTGCGCCACAAAGGTGCTGTTCTACCTGACGGAACTATTCATATGTATGAAAAGTTTTCGGCTATGGGCAATGGTTTTACCTTTCCACTTGAAAGTCTTATCTTCTGGGCAATTGCGAAAGCAAGCGCTCTAGATATCGGCTCTCGTACCAACAGTAACGACATCTCCGTTTTCGGTGACGACATTATTTGCAGGTACGAAGTAGCTGAAACTCTTATAACTAATTTAAATTGGTGCGGTTTTACCGTAAACAGTGAGAAATCTTTTCTTACTGGCCATTTTAAAGAAAGTTGTGGAGCAGACTATTTTCAGGGGCACAATGTACGTCCCTTTTATATCAAACGGAGAATAACACATGCAAGAGATATCTACTTTTGTGCTAATCGACTTTCTGCAAATGCTAGCAATAGCATTCGCGGAAATGTTGGCGCATATTGCAATCTATATGCCTACTTAGTAGGTCAGATTCCAATAGCCAACATAATATACTGCTCTATGAGTAGTATATTTTCGACGACCAAGCTTGGCTTGGTTCAAGGCGACAATGAAGATGGACTTTGCGTGCCTTTATCATTTTTATCCAGTATAGGCTTACGCCCGTACCTGAGTAATAGTGAGAAAAGGGGTTTATTATCCGCCGGTTTGATTGCTGAGACCAAAACTTATAAGTTTGATTTCAACACAAATCTTCCTATTGAGCAATCAGTATCTTCTGTATGTCGTTTCTTTGATAAGAAAACGGCATCAGAAGTTGTAAAATACTGTATGTTTTTAAATGGGACAAGGGGTCAAGAACAGCGTAGGTCATCCATGACTTACAGTACTGCTATTGACGAAGGATGTTTAAAAGACGTGTTACTCAAGCCATTTTGGATGAGTGATGAAGACTTTAAACATATACGTGCAGCAAAGAAAGCGCAAATTACCCGTAGAGGGAAAATGCGCACGATAAACAGCTGTAAACAAGTTCCAACGTGGGACTCGGTACTTACAGCAACATCTTTAACGGCTCACCCGATTCATTGGGTGAAAAGACTAAGTAAAGTTAAGTAATATAACCGTCACTTCATCGACGTTAACAAGGCGAATTAGAATGCAGT